GACTGTTTTGGTATCTTAAATATGCCATCATTGAGAAGTTTCAAAAACTCTTCTTCTCCTTCATTCGTAAACGCAGAAGGGGTATTACAGACAGAGTTTATAGCTAAAGGTGGAGACCCAGAAAGTAGCCCAGCGTTCCTTTACTCATTCGGAGACGGACGAGGTGTATCAGCAGTTGGTTATTTTACACCTTACTTAACTGTAAATGATAATGGTAGACCAGTTGATGTACCGCCTTCAGCTTATGTTGGATTAACTTTTATGAGAAAACATAACTCAACAGTTACAACAATTGTTCCTTGGACAATCGCTGCTGGTGTAACAAATGGTAGAATCACAAATATCGCTGGACTTGAAGGTGACTTTACTCCAACTGATATTGAAAACCTTAACCAAGCTCAAATGAACCCAATCGTGTTCAAGAGAAATAGAGGTTATATCATCGAAACTGAAAATACAGCTCAAACTCTTTACAGATCCGCTCTTTCTTACATACACGTAAGAGAAGTATTGATTGAACTTGAAAGAGAATTATCAAGAATGTTATTAGATTTCCAATGGAAGTTTAACACTCCTGAAATCAGAGCTGAAATTAAGTTGAGAGCTGATGTAATTTGTGAGAAATACGTTTCTAAAAATGGTCTTTACAATTACTTTAACAAGTGTGACGAAGAGAATAACACATCTGAGATTATAGATAACCAAATCGGTGTTTTAGACACTTATGTTGAACCGATTAAGGGTATGGGAATCATTGTAAATAATATTACAATATTGAGAACTGGAGCTATTCAAGCTGGTGGTTTCATCACATCTTAATCAAGAATAAAAAATTGAAACCCAGATAGAAATATCTGGGTTTTTTATTTAAATAGGAGTATTTGACTAAAAAAACCCAGAGAAAATTCTCTGGGTTTTTTATTTTTAATCCTTCTGAGGCGTCTTTAAGATATTTTACTATTTGAATTTATTTACCATACTATTCATGTTGTTCATGTAAGAGCTTGGATTAAAGTTTGGTTGTGAACCTTGTTGTTGTTCCTCTTGTTTCTTTCTTTGCTTTTCTTCTTCATCACTTAATTCATTAACAATTGAGATGTTTTCTTCAAGCATCCAGAAAGGCCAATTATCAATCGCTTCTTCTTGTACGTGATAGTGTTTTTGAAGTAAGAGTTTATTTTTTAATAAAGGTCTCAAAGGCATCATGAACAACGAAAATACCTGACGCTCCGTTGGGAAATGTCATATCAGTGCGGACCTCCACTCCGCACGCAGTACAATTGTTAGATAATTCTTTAACACCAAAAGTCATTTTACTTACAGCTGCATTTAAGAATTGGAAAGAAATATCATCTAAATCTTCAAATTCTTTCAATTTAACTTTAATTCCTTCATAAGTGATAGCAGTTCTACCATTTAACATAAAAGGAATGATTTTTAAGAATGCTAAGTTTGGTGGTCTTTTTTCATTATTTTCCTTGATGATATAGTCAGCAAAGGACTTTTGTAAACCGATATTTGGTGGAGTTAATTCAAATTCTTTACCATTTACAGTTGTGAATGAGAAGGAACTTTTACCTTTATCATAGAATTTATCAAGTTTTTCATCGATTTCATGAAATCTAAAGTTTTTTCGAACCAATTCGATTGAGTTGTCAGCACCACAAGTACATTTTACATTTACTGCTAAAGCATTTCCTTGTTGAAAGGTTAATTCACGAATAAGGAATATTAGATATAATCTGTCTTGATCTTTGATATCTAAATAAGTTCCCATTTTTCCATCTACATATTTTACACGAATACAAGCTTGTAACATATCGTTCATTTTCTCAACGATATCATAGAAATTATTATCATCAACCATTGAATATGATTGGATTTCTTTTACTTGAGCTGCTCTTACAAGAAAAGTAGTGCCTTGTGGATAAAATTTGCCACATGGTAATTCTTTAATATCGAAAGATAGAAATTGTAAATCGGTTACACGATTTGTATTAGGTTGTGTTTGAGTTACAAAGTCAAACATATTTTGATTTGGATTTACTTTCTCATTTCCACCTTCTAAATCTTTTATGTGTTTTTTGAGATAGTCTTCTTCTGATAAATTATCTGCCATATTAATTATTATTTTTTATAGTTTATATATAGTTATATCTTTTTTTCCTTGTATGGTTGAATAATAGAGAGTATGTCATCTATTTTATCATAATCATAATATGGTATCCTAATCACTTTAATATTATTTTCTTGACAAAATCTATTTTTAATTTCATCGTTTTTCTTAACATATTCTAAATTACCAATGCCAAAATATTTATTCTCTTTGAAGTGATGTTCACCATCATATTCTATTATAGTATCCAACTCTTGGAGATAGAAGTCGAACCTTAAACCCTTCTTATTCTTACATCCATCAAAAATGTGATTTCTAATGTAACAAATATTATTATTTTCTAGATAATTTTTAATATAATCTTCACCTCTTGATGATGAATTACACTCAGCACATCCGTGTCCGTATTCATGGTAGTATAGATATTGAGTGAAGATTCCGTGATTTGGACAAATGATATTTATAAATCCTTTTATAACTGATAAATCTTTATATTCATATTTGTTATTGTGTATTCTTTTAAGATTCTCTAATCTTTCTTTTGATAACTGAGTTAGTTTGTGATCATCTCTTGCACAAGAGTCGCATCCATATCCGTTGTGGAGATGATTGCTTGCTTTTTGTTCGAAAATACCATGAATTGGGCATATTATTTTTACTTTTGATCGGCAGTTAGTGTAAACTACCAAATCATATATGAATTTATTATTATGTATTTTGTTCGATCTTTCGATAAAATCTTTAGTCTTTTTAGATTTCCTATTCAGTTTTTTTATTTCGGATAATATTTTATTCTCCTTGCTTTTACAATTTTTATTGCAAAACTTCCTATCTGGTCTGCCATAGTTTATCTCTCTATTACAATATCTAAAATTGCATCTCATATTTAGTATATATTACATACTAAATATGAAAAGTGCAATTTTTTAGACATATTTATTGTTAAGTATATTAGAGAGTTAATATATCAAAATATATATTATAAAAATAATTTAGACTATGCCACTACCGCACTTCACTCAACTCCAAATGACAGGTTCTCCAGGTGGTCCTGGAACACAACCACAAGAACCGGTTTATTTAAATCTGTTTGAGATAACATTCGTGTTACCTACAATATTACAAGCTCAGGGTAGAGATCCTGTGTTACTTTTACAACAAGCTAAAAAAGTAAGCTTAGGTGTTACTAACAAAGATATAGCAACTACTGAGCAAAAGTTCAAATATTCAAGCCGTATGTTCGTAAACGCGGGTCCTGATAAATCATCAGTAGATCTTGATATTGATTTTAACGTTAACGTTAATAGTCAAGGATCTATGGAAACTTGGAATACACTAAGAGCTTGGTACGATTTAGTTTGGAATTCACAAAATGGTTATCTACATTATAAGGCTGATATCATTGGAACAATTATTGTAAACCAACATGATAAAAAGGGTCTTGTTTTGAGAAGAGTTACTTTTCAAAATGCTCAAATTACATCAGTTGCTTCTCCTGATATGGATTGGTCTGGTCAAGGAATTTGGGAAAGTTGCGCAGCTAAATTTGTTTGTGATTACTGGATTGACGAGTACATTGATAACAACTTTACTATTCAACCTCCTTTTGTGGCTGGATACTAATAGTCAAAATAATGAATTTAAAAAGTCGATGTCAAACATCGACTTTTTTGTTTTTAATGATATAAATTGAAAATCAATCCTTATGAATGCGAGTATTTATTACTACTGATTGGCACTTTGGAGTTTATGTTAATAACTTAGATAAGTGATGGAAGACTACTTTCTATAAAATTTCTCTGGCTTCTCTATATTATTATTTTTACAAAAATTGTGAATTTTTCTCCAGCTACAATCTAAAATCTTGGAAATTTCGTAAATGCTCATTCCTATATCAATTTTTTTCAATAAATCATCTTTGTCAATTTTACTTTTATTGGAGGAATTTTTTGGTGGATTATCAATAATCTCTTTGGATTTTAAATATTTTCTTCTTAAACCCAATTCATATCCATCTTGATATAGATAATTGAATAAATTAGATATTTCCTGATGTTTTTTAACTCTGATATAAGAGCTTTTATTTCCATTTTTATTTTCTATTTTTCTTATTTCATATTGTTTGATTTTAATCTCTTCAAATAAATTTATGATGTGTTGCCAATCCTGATTAAATGAAGAAGTAATGTAAAATTGTCTAGTTTTATTCTTGAAATAAAAACAACCATCACCGTCAATCAATCCCAAATAGAAATATCTTTTCAAATCAACAGGTATTATCTTTAAAATATCGAGTGGAGCTGATTCACTTTTATTAATGAAATACTTGTTTTGAAATATATCATAGAATGAGGAATTACAAAAATAAATAGACATTTGTGGTTTTCTATTTTTTCTTTGTCTCTTCATGGTGCAAATTTTAAGAAAATCAATTTTTTTAATATCTTCTACGATGTTGGATGCGTCATCTTCAACTATCTCAAGAATAGTTCTCTTTCTTTCAATAAAACCATCAGACCAGAGATATCCTAAAAAATAACTAAATTCTTTTGTATAAACAATATCATCTAAATTCATATAATTTATATATAAAATTGAGTAGTGTCCCTGCTCATATTTTACAAAAAATATCTTTAAAATTTGAAAGTATATATGATCACAGACACTCATTTTGGTGTCTATCTCAATAATTTAGATAAGTGGCAAAACATGATGGAGTCAACTTTTTATGAATTTGTAATTCCATTTTTGAAGAAAAATGTTCGAGAAGGTGATATTTTGATTCATCTTGGAGATTTGTTCGATAATAGAACTAGCATACCAATAATAACATCCAATAAAGTTGAAAAAATTCTCAAAGAGATTAGTGAAATTTTACCAATACATATGATAGTTGGAAATCATGATCTTTTCAACAAGGGAACTAATGAGGTGAATTCAGTTAGGTTGTTTTCTTATATATCCGACAACATCAACGTTTATGAAAAAACACACACATTGGAGGTTTTTGATAAAAAATTAGTCTTAATGCCTTGGGTTGAGAAGAGATTGGATATGATTAATGAAATCAAAAATAATTCAGGAGATTACCTATTTTGTCATTCTGATTTAAATGGTTGTCGTATGCACTTAAACTCAGTTGCACATAGAAATCCTGATAAAATAGATGTAGAGGAATTTAAAAAGTTTAAAAGGGTTTTCTCGGGTCACGTGCATATTAGACAAGTCAATACTAATTTTGAATTTATAGGATCTTTATATCAGATGGACCGTAATGACATGGGTGATCAGAAGGGAATCACAATTCTTGATTTGATTACAGGAAAGATTGATTTTGTTCCTAACACACATTCACCGGTATTCAAAAAATTCACTATTAGAGAAGAATCTGATATAGATGATATGGATAGTCTTAAAGATACTAAAGATTATATTGATTTGACTATTTCTAATAATTTATTGGTTAATAATAGAAAATTGAGAAGAAAATTAGAGGTGTTATTGACAAGTGGTAATTTTGCCTCAGTTGAGTATTTGAATGATATTGTTTTGTCGGAAGAAGAAAAAGAAAAAAGTCCTCCAATGACTGAGGAGGAATTGCAAGTTTCTATTCAATTAGATTATGAAGAGTTTATCAGAAAATACATTTTAGATTTAAAATATGATAATGATAAATTTAAATCAGGTATGTTAAGTGAGTTTGATGATATCATCAGAGTTTTTAATGAGAGTTATAAGATTAAGTCTGATTAAGTGAATAGAGCATACAAACGATAAAACTTCCTGTAATTATTTCTAACTATTTTATTGATATAGTAGTTAAAAAACTTTACCTCAACATCTAATTTTCGGTCTTTTAAAAATTTATTTAATATGGTTGATTTGAACCAACTTTTTACCTTATCCAAATTGGATATAGTTTCATCTTTTAGATTAAAGAAAAGTTCTTGTCTATAAAAAAAATCTCTTAAAAATAAGTTACAATCTTCTTTTGATTTGAAGAAATCCTCTAAATTAAATTCATTCTCATAGAAGTGTTTGAAGAATGTAAATACATCTTTATTTTCCAAATTTTCTTTAATTATTTCCATTTTTTCTTTTTTGGACATATCTTCTTCTATCATTTCTTTAATTTCATAATAAATATCTTGATAGTAGGCTTCGAATTCGTCTGGATTGCAGTAGTAGAAAGTCTCAATTAGAATTTTTGCTTTATCTTTATCTTTAAGCAGATATCCGTATTCTTTTGCTACATATCTGCCTATGTGGTTAATGTAAAAATAGGTATCAGTTTTCATACCTCTACGCATAGCACGGTCTAAGTGCTTCAATTCATGTATGAGTGTATTTTTAGATAATTCATCTATTTTAATAGTGAATTCAAAATTTTGACCATCATCAATTGAAAAACTACCAGAAAGTTCCTGATAATATTCTGAGGATTTTTTTAAGAAACAGTGTATGGTAATATCTTTTCCTAAATATCGTGTCTTGTACTTAAAGTAATTTTTATCACTAAGCTCTTTTAGAATAACATCAGCCATTTCTTCAAGACCTGATAATACTCCCAACTTTTCATTAATAAAATTGTGAAATAATTTAATCTTCTTCATTTTCATCTTTAATTTCAAATGTTATTCTTAACTCACCCTCATTGAATCCAATTGCACAATGTTCACAATTAGAAAAACCTAATAATCTCTTATTTATAGTTTTTATAGATTCAAACAATTTTGAACAATCTTTTTGATATTTTATGATGCCATCTAAGTTATTTTTCAATTCTTCCAAACTGTCAATATTATCGTTAATTGATGTTACACAGTCGTTTATTCCATCGTTTGTAATTCCTTCTGGATCATCCGTTGGTGGTAGTGTTTGGTCTTCTCTAAATCCTAGAAAGTTTATGTTCATTGATGGTACATCATCATGTATTTTATATTCTTCTTTACCAGTTAGATATATCCAACAATCGTAAAAATCAGTCGATGTACCTACCGAATAGTCTTTAAAGTCGTAGTTAAAATTAAAATCATCTAATATATCAAGCATGATGTCTTTAAAGTCCTCAAAGGAACATTCATCTCCATAAGCCTCATTAAATTTTCTTAGATGTTTCACAATTTTTCTAATTTGATTTTTAAATCACCTGTTCCTTTTATTAAACGATGATAAACTCCTCTTGGTATATATATTTTACCAGAAATTAAAATTGGTAATTGATTATCTAGTTGAAATCCCCAATCAGTTTCATCAATTGGTTCTATTATACGATCCTCGTAATCACGATGCCACATAAGAGATTCTTCTTCTATATCACTTTTAAAAGTTCTTATAGATTCACTTGAGTTTATTATTTCCTCATTAAATGGTAGTGTCATAATATTTTTTAAAGTTTGAAATGGATTTTTCATCGAAAATGGCAACATTTTTAGAGCCTCTTTCTGTCACCTCAAATCCATCATAATTTTTCGATTTAATGGCATTTATAATAGGTTCACATTCTACTATTCTCCAAGCGCCGTTTTTTATTCTCCATAAGTAAAAATAAACACTTTGAGATTTGTCTTGAATATCAAAATCCTCGTTTGCTTCAAAATCAAAACCTTTAAATCCTTTACCAACTTCGTTAAATTTAGTGCCATTAACAATATCTACATATTTCTGATCAATCATTTTTTGAATTATTGATTTGATATCTAACTCTTTAATAGTTTCTGATTTAGTCGGATCACATATTCTAAGATTTGGCTTTAAAGTTACTTCCCATACTGATCCATCAGGAAAAGAATTTCTTTCATCGAATCCAGCAAAATCTTTTGCGAACTCTAAATTAGAAGTCAAAAAAATTGCACCGGCGAATCTTTTCTTTTTTGGTGGAAAATCACCCTTTCTATTTCCATGATAGAGTTTTGTACTTAGAGATTCAAAGAGTTTATATGTTTTTAAATGTTTCATATTACCAATAACCAGGATAAGTTTTTCCACCCCAAAGGTGTCCGTACCTGTTTGCTCTACAAGCCCAGTACCCAGGTTTGGTCTTGTCTTTTTTCAGGTGACATTGATGACGTGCTGCAAAAGATTTTCTAGCTTTAGGATCACTCACTTTGGCACTCAGACCTCCTGAAACATCTCCAAAATTAACTTTCATTACTTTGTCAGTTTTAGGATTTTTGACATAAACTTTATACTTCTTTGGTCCAGAACTTCTCATTGGATAGTTTAATTTTATCTTTTTACCTTGGTATTCAGATTCATTTATTTCTTCAACTTCTTCCATCGGTAAATCGAGTGGAACCATTTCACCTTCATATATGGCAAATTCACCGATATCGGTTGATTCAAATAGTTCTCTGTCAGTTTCACTTAATAAATCGATAAATTTTCTTGATTCACTCAAAAGTTCATAGAATGCTTGTGAGCCCGGTCTAAAAACGTTATCTAAAATTGTGATTTTCTTTTCTAAATGAAATTTTAGATTTTCAGATGGGTTGAATCCAAAGTCGGAAAACTTTTTAACTGTTTTTAAATCAACATCTTTTTCCTCTAAATCGACAATAGGTAGATATCCTTTTTCAGGTGTAAAATCTTTGATATTTATACCTCCATGTTTTTGTAAGTCTTTATATTCTTCTTTCATAAGTTTGAATTAGTTTTTTTATATATTAAAATCCGTATCAAGAATTAGATATTTTATATATAATTCAAACTGAAGAACTGATTAATGAGTAACTTACTATTCTATGATAAAGAAGGAAATGCTTTAAATTTTAATTATAATGAAACACTTGAAAGATATGAGGGTGATATTTTATTTCACGAAAACTCAAATGATACTTTCAAAACTCAAGCACTTTATATGTTTGAGAAGATTAAAGCGTTTGAATATGAGAATCAAGCAGATTTGACACTTTTGAGATGGCAGTTATTCAATGAATTTGGATTTCACTTTTATAATTCTGATTTTACTAATCAACAGATTGATTTAATAGAACCAGTTAATTTTGAATCAAATTTTTATTCAAAATGGATTTATGGTAGTGATTTCCATAAGAAATTTCCACTTGGTACTCTATTGAGATTTGAACAATCTATTTTCGAATTTACAAATACTGATAGGACTTTTGTGGTTGTTGGGAACAAGAAGAATGCTGTATTGATTATCAGCATGGTTGATAATCGGACATTCAATATTTCATATCCTTGGCAAACATTGACTAATTATGTAGGGAAAACTATTTCATCGGTTGATATTATTGGTATTTATAATTATGTTAGTTCATCGACTTTAGCTGAAAATCTATCTGTTTGGAATGAAAAAGATTTCTACAATAGATTGTATAAAAATAGAAAGTTAAATATCGTCAATTCCTTGAAGAATGACTTGTATGCTAAAACTAATAAGTATATTGATGCTACTGTTGTGACAATAAAAAATGAAAATATCTATGATATTGACCATTATGAATTCTTTACCTCAACCTTACCAGTAAATCATGATTTGTGGATTGAGGTTTTGATGAAGACAGACCTGCCTGAAGTTTATAGTGGTTCTATGACATTTTATGATACTACCACACCTTTAGTTATTACAGATCCAATTACTTTGACAACTTACAACTATGTAAATGTATTAGATTTAAACGTACTTCCGATACCAACAATTTTTAAGCCAGGAGTTCAATTTAAAGTTGTTTCGGTTCCACCATCACTTAATGCTACTCAGTTTTTCAATGTTTCTATTATACCGACTTTCGTTGGTAATGTCAATTTAGTTACATATGAAGCCGGCGCACAGGTTATTTGGAATAATAAGATAAAACAATGTATTCAAACTCACGTTTGGACAGCAACTTCATCGATTACACCAGATGATACAACATATTGGGGTAATCCGACTTATCTTCCATTAGAACAGTCTCCAGTCTTTGAATCAATTACGGCTGATTTATATTTGACAACTGATAAGCTATATTTCAATCAGGGATTTACAATGTCATCTAATGTTACTTTAGCATCTGCTGTTGAGAAATTTGCCTCAGATTTATCTGTTTTAAACATAGATTTATATTATCAGAGTGGTACAATTAATGCTGACTTGGTATATCCTTCAAAATATGCAGTTGTCAATTATTATGGAGTAACTTCATCATTCTCACCTACATCTTCACTTCAAATAGGAAGTCAAAAGTGGGTAGTTGAAAGAGCCATTGAAGTCGAAGAAACTCTAAAAAGAGAATTTAACTATGATTTAAGTCAAAACTTCTCATACAATATAGTTTTCACTGATTTAGACGAGTATGGTTTCATAATAGTAATTAATAAAGAAGTTTATCAAACCGAAATAAGATGGGTTTATACATCTGGAACAATTGATGTGGAAAGGACTATTGATAAAACTCTGAGAAGTTGGATGACTTATCATAGTGTTAATTTACTATCATTAGGAATAGTACCTACTTTACAAACGATTGATATAGTTTCACCTTACTATAACTCAATTAATTTAGCGACTGAATATCCAAACGTTCCTTTACAATTTGAGGTCAAAGTTGGAACTACTGCTGATTTTCATATTGAAAAATCACATTTATTTTTCTATGAGCCATCTATTCAAGGCATGACATCAAGTTTGGGAAATTATATTGATATAAGGATTAATAATAGATCTTATGGTATATCTCACACTTTACCACAAGCTCCAACTTTTACATCTACTCTTTCTACCACACTTCAGAATTGGATAGATGAGTATTCTGATATATTAGATAATTATGGTATTTATGTTGATAATTTGGCATCGAGTATCAAATTTCATGTAAAAAAACAAAATCAAAGATGTGATGTTGAGGTTAGAGCAGGTGTCTCAGTTCTACCTGGTGATTTCAACTGGAATGTAGTTGATAAAATGTTGGGAAATCATGGAACTCTTTTAACATCGAATGAGATTTTATTAGCAACATACTCTAGTGCCAATCAATTAGAAAGTGCTGGGTTTTCTACTGGTATGGTAACTGGAATCAATGGCACAGTCTATCCACTACAAGATGTAGAATTTAATGTTCTTTATTTAGATCCAGGTGTTATAAATTTGAGTTATGAGGGTCCTTTCTGGGGATTGACAGGTGGAGTTTGTTCACTTTCACCATTCACTGTGGTGGCTTTTTCCCTTGGATTTTCTCAATCGGGTTGTCCTCCTGGACCAACTGGTAATGGTGGTATGTTTAATTTGCAACAATTCAGTTATGCGTTTAATTTAGTTAATGTGTCATCTGCTTCATATAGTGTGAATACATTTGTCGGTATTTCCAACATGGTTGATTTGATATATGTTCAGCCATCTGGTTCAATTTTTGTATTTGGTAATAATGTTAGCGTTTATGACTCTGGTACTGGAACTCAAATTACTACTATTAATTTACCTTCTAATACAAATAGCATTCAGATTATTTACAATTCGGTTGATAATTTTATATGGGCTCTTTCTCAAAATATACTTTGGCAAATTGATCCTTTTGCTAATACTATTATTAGTCAGATTGCTATCACACAAAATGCTTATGCTTTGGATTTTGATAGAAATACAGGATATGTTTATGTTACAACTGATCAGTCGGTTGAGATTTTCAATCTAGGAGTTTTGGTTACATCTATTTCGACTATTCCATATAGTGGAAGTTGGAATTTAGTTTTCAATGATTTTGAAGGTGATATGTATGTTACTTGTCGAGATTTTTTAACTGTTTTGAGAATTGATGGTGGAACACTTGCGTTTATAGTTTATACTATTTCTGGACTCACAGATGATCCTATCATATACGATCCAGTAACAGAAGGTGTTTATATTTGGAGCTCTTCTAATCTTTTTAAAATAGATGCTGGTGTCCCTACATCACTTACACCAAACTCTGGTACTTTGAATTATTTAGCGTTTAATCCAGTTTTATCAGGTATTCATTTATCAACAGATACTCCTCAGTTTATTCTTTGGGACACTGTTACAGATAATTTTGTTTATACTCAATCTCCTGCTAATATTTATGGATTTCAAGCTTATAATAATTATGATGGTGATATTTACATTTCTAATCAAGATCCTACCTTTAATGGAATTTGGACCATGGATGCTACTACTGGCGCAATATCTAATTCTGTTATACTTTCAGCTCCTACTACTCAAATTATCTCAAATCCAGATAGAAATTCAGTTTGGACTATTCAACCAAGTACAAATACTATTGTTGAGGTAGTTCCGACTTTATTATTTTCATTTGTGCCAATTTCTACAACATCATCTTCAGTTACTCAGAATTTTTATGGTAGTTTAGATCCTAATTTTAACAATAGAGATTATTTATGGTTACATACAAGAGATTTTATTAGAAGGCCAAGAGAAAATTTCAATGGTGATGTAAGAGTTTCACTTTATTGGAAATGGTTTTCTGATAATGTGCCTGAATTTTTTCTATATGATTTTACTGGTGATTTATTACCAACAACTGGCGTTCTGGCTTATACTGGACCTAAACCATTAACGACTATTCACTTGAACAGAGCGGCTAATAGAAGTTTAGATAGAGTAAGTTTACCGGAGTATCAACAAACTATTTTCCCAATTATTGAGAATGAGTTAAGTTACTTAGATGATAATGATGACTTATCAATTGTTCCCGAGCCAATTGAATGTTTTATTGGTTTCAATGCACAGATTGAAGGTGGTTTAAGAAGTATATTACAACTCTATAAGAAAGAGTCAGTTGATTTTACTATTAATACTTCTACTTCTCAATCTGATATAATTACTTTACAAACTATAACTACAACAAATGATAGATATGGTGTCATTTCATTAGATGTTAATTCGGTAAGTAATTTTTTAAATTATTCAAATGGTGATATTAGAGGTTTGAAGGTGGGTCAACAATTAGCTTTATTCATTAAGGATGAAACAAATACAAAAAAGCAATATATTTCTAAGAATAATGGTTACCTTGTTAAAATACGAGCCATAAACTTTAAATCAATTGTTGTTGATTTCTTCAAACAAATTGACGAATTTGCTCAAGAATCTACTATTGTTTCGGATTATCCTAAGAGTGGTCAAACAACTTATCTTTCTGTTAGATTTAAAGTTTGGGATAAGGAGATTGGAAGATTTAATGTTTATGGTCAAACTGAAATCGAAGATATTCGATTCAAAACAGAATTAGGTAATGTTGGTAAACTAGTTTCATCTGATGATGTTTATATTTTCAAAGAATATGACATTAAAGAAGAGGGTATTGATTGGGTTTATCTAAATCGTAAAAGAAAAGAGATGTTGATGATGAAGAATCTCATATATCCGTATATCGGTAGTTATAAGTCTATTATTAATGCAATTAATTATTTTGGATATAATGATTTAGAGTTAAATGAATATTATAGAAATATCAATATCGATTCACCAAACTATTTTAAATTATTCAAAGTTGAAATACCGGATATTTTTGATAATACTGTTGAGGGTTGGAAGGAAAATGATTTTATCAAACATACTTTTCCTAATCCAAATTATGCAGATACTAATCTATTCAATTTGACTTATAGAATTACAGATAGAGAGGGCAATAATGTTTTGAATTATACATTAGAAGAAGTTCAGAAAAAGCTTCAAGGTTTGAAATATTGGTTACAAAAGAATATTATTCCAATCACTCATAAGATTTTAGATATTACTGGAAGAGCCGATTTTCAGGGTGTGTCAACTATTACTCATATAGTAAGAGATGTTAATATTATTAAACACTATGAAAACTTTACTCCAGTTTCATTCAAAATGAATGAATTGTATTTAATGCCAGTGAATAATGGTTCAACAGTTTATAATTGTGTATTAGATTTTTATTTTCCGACAGATGTTCCTTCGAGATATCCTGGAATAACACAATCTACACTTCCTGATTATTATACAATTGATATAAGAAGTTATCAGATTTATCGTGAATGGTATGCTTTCAAAAATTATATGATTGGTGATAGAGTAGTCTATTATGATAAGTTATATGAATCATTTATCGATAACAATAAAACAAATAATCCAAGAAAGTATGAGAATATTGGTGATTGGACTAAGGGAAATGTTTATAATGTTTCCGATATAGTTAAGTATCAAAGAGAGTTCTATATTTTTACAAGTTATGGTTTTGGGACAGCTTCTACGGCTTCAGTTGTAACACCTTTTATTGATAGTGGAACCGCTGGAAGTAATTGGTTAAATATTACTGAGTGGAAAGAGGTAGATTTAGCACCAATTCAACATATTACTGAAAGAAGAAGAATTGATAACCTTTATCCATTTAATTTCACTATTGACTCTAATATTGATCCTTATTTAGTAATCGAGGTTTCTTCTGAAAATGGATATGGTTCTCATTATCGAGATAGAAAGAATTATGAGATTAAGGGTATTCTGGATTTGAGAGAATTAGAATCTTATACAAATCTAACTTCTAAGCAATATATAAATGCTGTAATACCAATAGTTTATACAAACTAAGAAACGATAGCTTTAACTTCGTAATCCAGTAGTGTGAAATCAACTATCATGATGTCTTGGTAATTCTCTGGGTCTTGTTGAAATGTTACCTCTAGTGTGTAATTGGTTCCTTGTAGTTCACTTATATAAGTGTTTATTTGAACAATGATTGTAGATTTTACGGCTTCGGCTGATATTTTGGTTTCATATAGTAACTTTGTTAAATCACATCCAAAGTTTGGATCTCCAAATAACTCACCTTTATTTGTAAAAAGTATCATTTCGTATTTTTGGACAATCACTCTAATTATATCATCTGTGATGATTTTATTAATTGTGAAGCGTGGATGACCTTCATATCCAATATAAAAATCTCTGAAATCAAATTCTGCCATAAGTTATATATTATAATCAGATCTCTTAATACTTAATGTAAAATCTCTCTAAACTTTCCAATAACAGTCATACCAAGAATTATTGGATCGGATTGTGAATCTAATTTTGAACGATAATCAGAAATTACATAATTACACTTGAAAAGTTTATCAACATTTTTACCCTCTTGTAAAGACCACTCAATAAATGTTCTTCCTAAGATTTGAAAAAGTAAATCTATTTTTTCAGCACCATAAAGTGTCATAAGAAAATGATAAATCTTTTCATAATCAGCTGATTTATCATAAATCAAGTTATAAGTATCAGTTTTTAGTTTATTATTTACATTAGAACCAGTTGATGAAACTTCGCCGGTATCTTTAATATTTTGTAACTCAACGAAAATTGAACGTATATCAGGATATTTCTTATTGATTAGAGAAATCAAAACTTCTTTTTCTATGGTTAGATTTTCTTTTGGACAAACAACATCTGTTATTCTTTTAAAGATTCCGTTTTTAACCATTTTTTCTTCCTCAGGGCTTTGTGTATCAAAGTTAATAGCGGTAAATCTTGATTTAATACCATCTGATATTTTATTGTAGTGGTTTGTGGTTAAGATAAAGCGAACATTGTGGTGATATTGTTCGATGAAAGCTTTCAGTCCGTCTTGATATTGTTGACTTACCCTTTCAAACTCGTCAAGGAAGACGTATTTAATTGGATCTTCTGAATCAAACATTGGAACAGTTTTACAAAATTTTTCAATTTCACTACGAAGTACATCAATGGATGTATAGAGTGATGAATTTATTTCTAAAAAAGCTTTATCTTTTGAATATTTACCAATTAAAATTCTAGCTAAAGTTGTTTTGCCTATTCCGTAGTTTCCGTAGAAAATATAGTTTTTCGTAACACCCATTTCAAAGTGTTTTTTGATACGTTCAGGAAGTATAGTATCTTCTAATTTTTTTGGACGCCATTTTTCCCAGAGTAATAAATTTTGAATTGACATGATGCAGAGATTAAAGTTCTAATATATATGATTATGATAGGTGAAAAGTTTAATTTCGATGAAGTATTTCTGAGAGACCTGACCATGTGTGTTTTGGACACTCTTGAGGGAAGAGTTAAGTGGATTAATCGGTTTACAAGTGGTGATGTTGAGGTTAACGTTCCATTTTATTACTCTTTAACTGGTGATGATAGATTTTTATTGGATGCTTTTACTGATGATATAGTTTCACAGAACAGATTTGTTGAATTGAATACTGACCAAATTCCAAGAGGTCATGTCACACTAACGAGTTGGGTTATTCGTTCAGATGAATTTAGAAATCCAAATATTTGGTTAAGGAATGTGGTTGAGGATAATGTTGAGGCAAAGAGAGTTCTGAATAAGTTAAGAGCTATACCTATCACTGCTACTTATGATTTACAGATTTTACTAAAGAGTGAAGTGGATGTGTTTAAATGTTCACAAGCGATTATGAATACTTTATGGCTTTATAAGTATATGTATTTTGAGCATAATTATATGAACATTGATGCTATAATGATGCAGCCAGATAATAATGGCATTGAAATTGTGAGGGAGAAAAATCTAAAAAGTGATAATACAATTAAATTGACTGCTTCTTTGGAAGTCCAGACATTTTATCCGGCATTCATTACTAATGTTGAGGTTAAACCTTTCAGAACTCGATGGTTCAATAATATCATTGCACTACG